AAACATGGCATCTACATATTCGTTTGTGCTGGAGCAAAGCCCCATACGAATACGCGTCACGTGGGTCGAGGTATTGAATGCCTTGGCCGAGCCCAGCGACGGCCGGGTGCCGACTTTGACGCCAGTTGTGCCATCATGGGTCTCGTAGTCTGTGCCCATGAAAGACATGTCCACCATAATCTTGTCCGCGGTATCGATCGCCATTGTCATTTCACTGGGGACAGCCCCGATAATGTATTCTGCCTGCACTTCAGCCGGCAGAGCATCGTCTGGAGCACCCAAGGTCCGTTCCAACTGGTAAGTCGTGCGGGTGATTGCAGCGCCTTCCTGGTTCTTCAGGGTACGACCGAAGAAGATTTGGATCGTCTTGCCAGACCCGAGGTCTGTAACCATCACCCCGGACGCCTTGTCCAGCGTGACCGAATTGGCTCCGTCAGTACTCCGGACTCGGCACCAGCCGTTGTTCGTGGTGGTATTGAAGGTCATCGGAGCAGAGTCACCACCGATATAAACCAGCTCGCCATCCACCAAACCGAGTTGGGTCAAGTCCTTGGTGGTGGTTTTGATGACTGGCAGCGTGCCAGCAGCGTTGATTTCACAGTCACCAGTCGCAAACTGATGGCCCACACGAACGACTTTGGCGCCTGCCGGGGGTGAGGCCTCAATGGTCAGGCCAGCTGCAGAAATGGTGGTGCCAGTTACGGCGGTCACCAACTTGAGGCCGTTGTTGCCCGTGATTGCAAAGCCCGAAGCAAAGATCAGGTCATTGACCAGGAAGTCCGAGGCACTGGGAACTGTATAGAGGAGGCCCGAGACTGCCGAGGGGACCTGACGACCTTTTTCTTCGAACTGGTCAAAGATGAAACCTTGGAACAAGTCCTGGATATTCGTCTGGGTCAGGTCGATGTTGAACCCGCCGGCGCTGTCCAGGTCAGTCAGCACGCCCTTGTAACGGGAACGCTTGCTGTTGATCGGAGCACGCGCCACCTTCGTGAAGCTGCCACCGAAGTCGCTGTAACTGTTCGGGTCAAGTGGATACCAGACAGTGCCTGCAACGCCAATGGAACTTTCAACGCAGTAACGGAGTCCCGTCACATTGCTGTCGATCTTGCTGACTTGTGCCATGGATGGCCCCCTTATCTGATTTGGTCATACTCAAAATCCGCACAAACGCTCGTAACGCGGAAGGACCCGGATTTGCCGTCCTCCACTGCACGGACATTCCTGAAGATGACCCCACCAGTTGTGGTCACCCCTTCAAGGGCGTCATGCACGATTGTAGCAAGTTCGTCAGCCAGCGTAAACCCGTCTCCTTCAGGGGTGTGCACCAGCACTTCGAGATACCCATAGCGGCGAAACGTCCGATTGCCAATGGGGCCCATTGTTGCTTGGCCTCCAGTGACATGGTAGACGCCCACAGTAGCATAGGGTGTTTTAGTTTTCGGCCGGGATTTGCTGTCATCGTCTTCCCAAATCACAGTAAACCCTGCCGAGTAACCAATAAGGGCGGCGTTCACTATGTCAAGCATATCATCCCGTGCTTGTGCTCGTGTAAGGTTAGACATGAGTCACCTCGCCACGTATAGAATATAGATAACGCGGGTATTGCCGGGTTCCACAATTTCCACGTTCTCAATGCTCCAGACATGCCCAGACGTGTCTGTCAAGTCGGTGGCAGTAGTAAGGTCAACGGTGGAAAACTGCAGAGTTCCAGCGGTGTTAATCTCAGCAATAATGAAACGGGAGTGGCTCAGACGCCAAGTAGCGTCTTTGTCTTCCTCTTCCTTGTAGTCATACTGGACTGCCAATACCGTCACCGGAGTGGTACCAGTCGAGCCACGCCATGGCTTTGCTGTGTCCCGCTGCGGAGTGGCAGTACGGGCGGTGACCACCATTGAAGCGCCATGCTTAGCGATCAGACGACTAGCAGTTTTCTGAAGACGGGCAGAAAGGCTCAACGACTTACCCCCTTCGTACTCTTGATGAACGGACTGACAAGGAAGTCTGCCTCGGGATACTGGACAACCCTGTCAGCATCGACCAGGAATGAACCTGAGCCCACTCGGGAAGCATGAACTCCGCCTGTCGAGTAGTAGGTCTCTTCGTATATGGGGCCAACTTTTTCGACCTTGCGGTTGATGCGGCCGAATGGAACGGGCGCACCATCGGCGATCGGATAAACCGTTTCAGGGATCAGCGGATTGACAAGTGCTTGAACGGCATATTCTGCACAGGCCAGGGCAATCTGGACTGGCACTTGGTCAACCAGTTCGGTGCCAAGTTTGTCATAGACATACCGACGGGGCCACCCAAGGGCTTGGGCAGACGAGGAAATCAAACCCTTCCACTTCATACCGAACCTTTTCTCCATATACCGGGTTGCCTTGACAATGGCAATCTCTTTGGTAGGAGTGGCTACCGAGGTCCAAGTCGTGTTGGCCGAGGCTGTGAAATAGATGTCGGCGTCTGCCACAGAGATGTAGGCGTCCGCTGCAACCAGGCCAGTACCATCTTCGACTGTGAGGGCCATCGATCAATCCTCTTCAGCTTCCTGAGCGGCTAAACACCCCAAATGCCGCTGCTGTGCGTGATAAAGGACTGCAGAGCTTTTCAGAGATGCAGTCCTAGTTGCCATGGTCTGTTACCCCTGGTTGCTGAATAAATCTGGCGTGCGATGGCCCTGGTTGGCACGGCGAGCTTTCAGGGCCATGTCGATCGGCGAAGACGCCTGGCTCAGCGTCACCCCACGGGCAGCAGCTCGCTTCTCATGTTCGCTGTGCTGAAACTGCTGAATGGCAACTGCGGCGCTCAGGGGCGGGAAAGCCTGGTTCTTGGCGTTGACGGCATTGGCCAAGTCCTGCTCGGCTTCAGCCAGCATCAGCTTGCCCTTTTCCAGGCCACGCTGAATGGCGCTCACGCGATCCTGCGCTTCCTGGACTGCCTCGTCCATCTCAGCCTCTTCGTCACCCGGGCCTTCTGCGAGAGGATCGAAGTCATCATCAGGCCCGCTGGCACCTGCCGTGGCCTCGTCGGTCTCTTCCTGGTCGCCAAGGAACAGCGGATCAGTATCCAAATCGAATGCGTTGTCAGCGTCCATGCCCGTGGGGCCCGCCGTTTCTTCATCGTGGGCTTCGTCGACCAGAGACTGTGCATGTCCCCGATTGAAGTCAGGAGCGGCATTGGTCACCTGTTTGCGGGTCACGCTCGCCCCAAGCAGGTTTTCGACAGCGTCCAGACGAGGCAGACCATCAGTGGTCCAATGGTCATCGTTTGCCGGGGAGAGGCCCATTACGGCCTCTAGAATTTCTTCATTCGTCTTTGCCATTCAATTGCTCCTCAGGGTTAGGTAGGGCCCGCCTAAGCGAGCCCTGTAGGTAGGTCAGTCGTCGCCAAGGACGATGAATACGAGATCCACAGTGCCAGTCACAGTCACCACGACACTCTGTGCATTGGTCACCGTGTCCGCGTTGAGGGTGACATTGAGGTTCACCTCCAGCGACCCGTCGGTGTTGTTGAGGATAGCCTGCGCAGCGTTCATTGCCCGCACGTTGGCAATGATCTCATTGGTGGCAGCCGGAATGGCAGTCGAGGCAATCAGGTCCACCTCGGTGCCGTTCAGGGTAACATCTGCCGTGGCCGAGGTGCCAATGGCATAGGTCCCCTGGAAGTTGTCAGCAAGGTTCACAGACGTCGGACCCGTGAACGTCAGGTTGGAAACACCACCCAGATAGAGCAGGTTGCCCTCAGGCAGAAGGTCGATGATCGCCGTGGCAAAAACTGCTACGCCAGTCGAGCCAGTAAACGTCAGGGCCTCACTCAGCGCAAGATTGATGTGGACCACGTCTTTCGTCGCTTTGGGGCCCCGCGACAGGGAACGTTGCAGACCTTTGGTCATAGCCTTATCCTTTCAGAAGCTTGTTGTGAAAAGGGGCAGCTTAGGCTGCCCCTCAGTTCGATCAGCTTTCGCGAGTGATGAGCCGCGCGACTTTGATCTGCTTCCGTTCGGTGAAGACCCGCTGCCAGGAGGTCGCGGCTGCCAAGTTGTTGGTCGTCGCCGCGTTAGTCGGGCCACCTGAAGGGGACGTGCCGACATAGGCGTGGCCGACCGGATGGAGGCACCACTGGACCCGGTCATACATGATTTCCTGGCCACCGCCGTCGCCGGCCGAGGGCAGGCGATCGGTTTCAAAGGGCGTCTCCGGCGTGCCGACGCCATAGCGCACCGCACCACCGCCGAACAACCAGGTGTGGTAGATGCCTGCAGCGGTCTGGGCAGCGCCCGTGCCGGCCGGGTTGGGCAGCCCATCATCCACGATCACACGACGGCCAAGGAACGTGGGGATATTGACCACACCATTGGCATCGGGGATGAAGTCAATCAGGTTGTTCTTCTGCGCACGGGCATAGACAATCGAGTGCATGAAGCACATGCCCAGTGCCTCTGCGCTGTCGCCCATGGTCACGGCGGTGTCGATGAACGCCTCGGCCGAGAAGTCGGTCACACTAGCTGAGTAGGCACCACCCGAGATGTCATTGGTCAGGTCGTTCTGCACGTGCTCTGTGCCCGTCGGGGCAGCAGCGTTGTCCGCGAAGACGCCCTGCATGGTGGCGATGAACATCGCTTGCAGGCGCCGCGTCCAGTAGTAGCCCACACGATTGCCGATGGCAGTCATGGGCTTGGAACCAGCAAGGTCGGCCGCGAGGTCCATGGCACTCCAGGACTGGTTGCGGTTCAGGCGGACAGAGATTTCCGTCAGGGTACTGATTTTCTTGGGCACCGAGAAGCTGGCGTCGTTGTCCGTCGAGGTGTTTTCCTCGTCGTTGTCCAGGTCTTTCCACGATGGCGTGTTGAAGGTCAAACCGCCGCCATTCAGCAAGGCATCGATGGACTCGTCCCTCGCCACGACGCCTGACTGGATCAGCGCGGACTTCTGCTCGGTGACAAGCTGCTTGTAGGGGGTGTAAATTTCAGGGACAACCACGTCCGCGATTTTGGTGACAGCCATGGGAAAGCTCCTTTTGATGGCTCTGATCTGATGGAGGGTATCTGACCTGAGCCAAGCACCATGGCTAGCTCGGCAGGACGAAGCTTTTAGGGCCCATGCCCAGCCTGCTTAAATAGAAGCACACGAGCCATGCCCGTGTGCCCTTGGATTTTGAATATGACGCGGGTTACCGGTGCCGTAAGCCAGCGTTAGCCGGTTGCCGTCGGTGCAGTGGCCCCAATGCGCGAGCCCGCGGCCTTAGCCATCCGCTCGGCTTTTGCCCGGTCAATCCGGACCATCGCGCCCTGAGCGTCAATGTCCCAGGTCTTGGCACCCCAAGGGTTTGTCCCCAAACCACTGACGCCGTCCTTGCCGCCGCCAGCACCACCACCCTGAGAAGCAGGCCACCAGTGGGGTTTCTTTTCTTTCATGTCTGCCAGCCACACATCTGGTGTAGTGCCATCCTGCAGTCCACGGGCCCCAGGCTTGGCAACGATTTCGCCATCCTCGGCGATTTCGAACAGGTGCGTGGCCATGAAAATCACGTCATCCATCGCTGTCGACACGACCTTTTCATTGGTGGCCAGATCACGGAGACAGCTTTCGATGGTGCCGCGGTTGATCGTGCCTTTCAATTCGCCGTTGGCCGCTTCCAGTTCCTGGTTGCGCGACCTAAGCTGGTCACGCTCACGCTCGATGGGACGAAGTTGCCGGTTGACACGGGTTTCCACCAGTTCTTCCAGCTTCTTGTCATCGACCTTGCCGCCCTCACCAGCGGCAATACGGGCGCGCAAGTCTTCCAGTTCGTCGAGGTCCAGGAGCATCTGGTCAATATCCACATCATCGCCGCCCAGCTTCGCCAGCCGATCTTTGGTCTTCTTATGGTCATCCCGCTCTTTGCGCAATGACGCCTGGAGTTTGGTGACATCATCCGAGGTCTTCATACCTTTGATGCCAATCAGGTGCCATTTGCCGTCTTTCTCGGTGTAGAGGCTTTCGAACCCGGATGGGATTTCATCAGCAGAATTGTAGATCAGTTCAAGCATAGTAAGCTCCTCAATTAAGCGCCATGCGCTTTGCCCCATGGGCGGTTCACTGGAATGGGACATCCATTCTAGCTGCTTCGAAGATGTGGCGCTCACGCATTGCCATTTGCTTCAAATCCAATCCTCGCCAGGCGGGTTCGCGGAACCCTTCCACTGCGAGTGTCCCCGCCCGGAACGCAGCTCCTTGGCGGGGCCCCAAAACCTCGTCCTGATCCCGAGCGGAAAGTCGATTGAGCCATTCTCGGTAACTTGGAAGGAATGGGGTCCGCTTGCCGACCAGTGGAACACGGGTTGATCGACAATACCAGTGGAGAGGAGGTCTGGGTCCCTGCCCAGCCTTAAAAGTCCTCCCATGAAGGCCAGTACAGAGCTTTGTTGTTCTGGAGTCAAGGATGGCGACGTAAATCTCCCGGCCTGTGAGAGCATTTTCTGTGTCGATCTGCACCCGTGCCAAGTCAGCAAAGACGTCCGTGGCTGTTCTCACCAGGGTGTCAAGCTCGCGGCGAGTAGCCTCAACGGCTCCTCCGATGCCACCTAGAGCGCTTTGGCCCAAAAGCCGAGCACGTAAGGCAGCCTCGTTCTCACCGAGACGCACACCAAAGTTCAGGCCCAGCTTAAGGCGCTGCATATCATTGTTGAAAAGGCGCTCCTGCCACTGATCCATAGTATTGCCCATGACACTGGGAGTGCCCGACACGATTGTCGAGGGCTGAACCATTTGGCCCATTGCCCGCAGCATGGCAGTATAGAATTGGGCCTCGTAAGCTTGGGCCTGACCCAGGTTAGCAGACAACCTGTTAAAGGCCATCACGAACCCCTCGTTTCGCACTACGCGCATGCGCTGAACTTGGGTTTGGATGAAAGCTGCCCCACGAGTATCATCCAGGCGTAAACCCCCAACGGAAGTAATATAAGCTGCCACTGCTGCGGCAATGGCACCCACCTCCGCTTCCGTTTCATCGAGCTCCCGTTGGGCTTGCACCTGGTAAGGAATAGACAGTTGCATCAGGCGAACCTGGTGCATAACCATCCAATCCAATAGAGTGTCGAATGTCTCCATCAGTTGTCAGTCTCTTTGGTCGGCCCAGGGGTGCTGCGTTTGGTTTTTTGGCGCGGGTCTTCCGGATTTCCGCGCCCATTGTCCAGGTTGTTCCCGTTTCCCGGGTCTGGCTTTGTTGGATCGAGCACAGTCCCCATAGTGAGGGCCCGCTCGCCTTCGATTTCGGCCATTTCCTCTTCGAAGGTTTTGTGGGTAAGGTCTTTCTTGCGGAAGTGGTCATGGATCGACCTGAGCGACAGCGGAGCACCCATTGCCTTCGACTGCATGAACTCCAACACGTCCTGACCAGAGAACATGTCATCGGTGAAATCAAGGTTGGGTTCGACAACTACCTGTTTAGGGTCTTCGCCGATCCATTCAGCGATTTGACGCAGAGCGCGCTGAAGCCCCTCGCCGCTCACGAGTGCAAGGGTACGGAGCGTTGTGGTCCGGGCAGACACACGGATGCGGAGAGCATCGCCAGACTGTCGGGAACTGTCACCGAAGTCCAGAAGACGAGCACCACGTTCTGCAGCCTGTTCTTTGTCAGCTTTGAGGCTCTCACGCTGCTCAGCGAGACCATCAGCAGAAACGCCAATAAACTTGGCGTCTCCCCCGAGGGGAACTTCAATCCGGGCGCCAGAACCCACACGAGTACTTGTGCCATCTTCATCATCGTCGATCACTGCTCCAATAATCACGAGAGTGTCTTGGCCCTGCATGAACAGGGTTTGCCGGTAGTCGGCTTCCCCACGATAAATCGCCAGGGTCAGGTTGGACAGACCAATCAGAACGGGTGGCTCTGGAGCACTTTCCAAATCGCCTGCGTTGATGAACGTGAATGGAATGTAAGGCAGACCATTGCCGGCAATTTGGGGCTGGACTGCCATGGCATTTGCCAGCAGTCCGTCTCTCCCGCGAACTGATGCTACCCAAAAGTGGTCACCGACGGGACTGATTTCCCGGTCGGAACTGAGCAGGGTGACCAGGTCACTGTTTGGCGCCAACAGCACCCGATACTTCTCCTGCTCTTCCCAGGTAAAGTTGACCCGCTCGTGCTCAGTCTCGTCCAGTACTAGGAAGTCAAGGTCAGACTTGTTGTCCTCGCGTTTGCCTGTGTCCCAGTTGATGATATTCTTCGCCACGTAGGTAGCAATGTAAGGAAGGGCTGTCGGGCCTTCTCCAGAATGAACATCGACCAAGAGACCAAAACGTGAATGACGGAGCTGATGGAAATGGATTTGCCGGAGCAAGGTGTTCAGTGAGTGACCCTCGGCCGTAATCCGTTCTCGCAGTGGCTCCATGCGCGCCGGCAGTTTGATCTGGGCAGGCTTACGGTTCATGAGGTCCACCATTGTGGTAACGGCATCCTTCACGAAGTCGTGATAAACCGCACGGGTCCTGTAGGCCTGATAGGCTTGATAACCAGGCTGCTTGTCCGTTTGCATACCATCTGCAACCATACCTGCTGTCGGAGGCAAGTAGGTCACTCCAGCGTTTTTGACGACACGTTCGCCATCATAGGTGTCACTCATCTGCTGCCAATCCTCGACATACAGCTCGTAGAGCGGGTGCTTTTCACTGACTGACATCGCTTGAACCTCTAGTAATGGCCGGTAGTGCGCCCGGACTTGATGTTACGCTTCTTGAACCGGACACGATACCTGCATTCGTCACCAATGTGATCCTCGGCATCGGAGTCCACATCATCCATGTTGTTTTCGTCACGGGGAAGTGTCGGAACAGTTCGGACGAATTGGTCACAGGTTTTGAAGACAAACAGGCCCGGGCGTTCACGCAGCCCCTCTTCTGGCGGCGTCCGCTTCTCGGGCGGAACAGCTGCCTTCATCATGGTGCGCATCTGCTCCCAGCCTTGCTTCCGTGACCCTGGGCTCTTGTCCGAATACTCCCAGGTAATACCTGGATAGAGCTGGTTGTTTATACGAACTGGCATGCCCATGTCCGTGGCTTTGGACTTGGCATTCGGGTCGTCCTTCTTTCTGCCTTGCTCATCGTCGAAGATGGCATTGTCTGCTGGTCCCGGACGAATACGACACCAGCGACGGTTATGGGCTCGACGCCATCCCATCTCCAGTTCATATTCAACAATCCCCCGGGCGATCTCTGTTGCCAGCAACCTGGCACCCTCGTTAGGTTTACCAGTCCAGCCATACCATTCAGCAATGCGGAACAAATCCCCATGCACTGTCGATCGGCGATGGCCGAAGGCGTCTGTATAGTCAGAGCCATCACTCTCGGCCCACCACCCAACGGAGAACGGAGCACTCGAACCCCAGTCAAAACTGCGGTCAATCCGCCAACTTTCAGGGATTTTGAATGGCTCTGTGAGGATATAATCCTTGCCCATATACCAGATGTCATCGAACATGCCACCAGCAACGATGTCCCACGACCCGTCAAGCCATGCAGCAAGTTCCGCAGGGTTTCGAGCAGCAGTGCGGATATTCCTCTTGTAGTCAGGGTCAGCGGTTAGCAGGACCTTATTCTCATCCAGATAACCATGAATGGCAACACGTGGGAGTTCAAGTTCCCCGGCCTCATCCTTGCTGTCCGTGATGATCTTGCCAATGATACGGCTCTTATGCACGGGCAATTGATAACGCATCTTCACCCAGTTATGTCCGACGCCATAAGGGTTGGTCGTCGCCCGCACTTTGCGAGGCATGCCAACTTTCGTAGAGCGGAGGCAGGAGAACATGGATTTGAAGCACTTGTCGTCGGGCCAAGTGGTAAGTTCTTCCCAGCCGATGAACGGATAGGCATGGCCATGATACTTGTAATAATCAGAGGGCTTTGCAAATTGACGAAAGTAAAGCTTCTCGCCAGTGGGCCATTCCCAGAAAGACTTGGTCTCGTTATATCTAGCCCCAGGCCAGATACGAGGAACCCATTTGCGGGATTTCTCGATCACGTCCTGCAGATCAGGATAGCTTTTGCGGAAGATGATGCCACGCCACTCCACGCCCCAGCCCTTGCCAACATCTTGACAGAAATCCATAATGAGAGCATCAGTCTTCCCCGGGCCGCGTGTTCCTTCGTAGAGACACTCAATAATAGGACAGCTAAGGAACGCCTCTTGAGACCCGGGCTGTGGTGCCCATACAACCTTCTCGGCACGGCCATTGGGCTTGATGACATAAGCCACCAAACCATCGTCAGTCTTGCGCCACTCAATACGAGAGGCACCGAGTTTTATCTCATCTGAGCCACCAAATGAAACGCTCATCCTTACTGAGCCTCTCTGGGGCTTGGCTTGTGATCCAGGATATACCCAGTGTGGCATCCTGCAGTGCCGACAAACACTATCAGGGCAGCACTTGCCTCTTCAGGCGTATCATACCAGCCGATGCACTTCTCGCCGGACTGCAGGACTATGTAGCCCCGTACTTCATAGCGACTGATAATAGGAGTTGCGGAAGATGTCAGCATGGGTCACCCCTGATCCAGGAGGCGACGTTGGAGTAGAAGTACACCGGCAATCAGACCGGGTTCCCATTGCCCCACTGGGTAGGTGATGCTGAGGCGGTCGTCGTCTGTTTCTGCCGCCACGACCAGAGCACGAATTTTGCCCTGCTCTGCCAGCGTGATGAATGGAGCAAACTCGCCCAGAGCGTATTCCCGCAGTTCTTTCTGCGTGGACCCGCCGGCATTCGGCTTAGGCCTATAGCTTTCGAGAATAACCAGGCTGCTGTCTTTAAGCTCGGTGCGCACCGTTCGTGCTTCGGTCTGCTGTATCGATCCAGGGGACTGTTGAAGCGCCTGAGCTTCGAGCATTTTGGTCAGCACGTCAAGATCTTCTTGCTGGATTTGGACCATGGCATGATTGTCCTTGCCAATGCCAACAATGGCTTCGAGAGGGCGTGGAGTGCGAGACACAGGTGCCTGCTGCAGCCTTGCGCCCCTCAGGAGGACCGCAAGAGCTTGTTCAGGGGTAATATCAGGCAAGGGGGTCAAAGCCAAGGTCCTCCAGCTCTTCAGGGGTCAAGTCGTTCACGCCGCGCATGCTATACTCCCTGCCATTCGGCCCGGATTGCATCAGCTGGGGATGAGACAACGGCCGGCGGTTCGCGCCCTTGCCCTGCTCCTTGTTCTCCATCTGCCACTTCAGCAGGTCAGCGGTCTTGCGCTCCAGCTCGGGGTCCTGGGCCTCAGCCTTCTCGCGAATTTTCCGTTCCATGATGGCCCGAACTGAGGAACTGCCGGTGCGCTTTTCCAGCCCGCTGACCGGGTCAACCTCATTCGGAGGCATCTCTGAGGGATACACGGGTGTGCCCTCGAGTGTCTTCCCATCGGCATTGTCCCGGAACCGTGCGGCCCAGTCGTCAGCGCTGAGGTTAGCTTGGTCGCTCTGGGGAATGGCCAGCACACCACCAGTGACGTGCGCCTCGATCCGCATATTCTCGCGGAACTTCTCGGGCCGGCGGGCCTTCAGCAGAACCTCCAGCAGGCGATCACTGTAGCGCCGGACAGTGAGCGGGATGGGCCGGTTGTTCTCATCCAGCTCAAGTTCGCCAGTTTTAGCATCGCGCACGAAGGCCTGAATGCCCTTATGAACGATCGGCTCCTCATATCCAGCCACAGCACGCCGTTGTGCTTCCTGCTCCAGATAATCATTGCCAATCTCCAATGCCGCATCCCAAGCTTCATGGAACTCTGCGACCAAGAGAACCCCGTCATCATCAAGGCCACCCATGTCAATGGTGTATCCAGGATACCCGTCCTCACTACGGCGCTTCCAGTAATACATGAGCCAAGGCGTGACACCACAGCGACGGGCGGTCTCGGAGACATTGGCGCAATCTGCAAATTCTGCTATCACCTGTTCCAGCAGAGCCTTGGACCGTTTCTGGTTGTGTTTGGACTGGTCCGAGTTCTTGGGATAAGCAGGGCGGTGCATTGCCATTTTGGGGCGCCTGTGGTTTTGGATTGGTTTTAAGCCATTTAGCCTTATCATGTTGTAGGCGTATACCAGCGTTGGCTGTTAAGAGGTTCGCCTTATTGCAAGAGTAGAACCGAATTTTTGGTCCCATGACTTTTTTCCAATATTTTTGGAGACTCTCCATATGTAAACCCTGCTGGGTTTCAATCCTGTCCTAATCCCAAATTGCCAAATTATTCATCGTTGTGGAGGCCCGTTCTCGGGTTTTCAAATTATTCATCGTTGTGCAAGAACAGGCTTGGGAGGAGGGTCCCGTTCTCGGGTTTTCAAATTATTCATCGTTGTGCAAGAACAGGCTTGGGGGGCCCCGTTCTTGGGTTTTCAAATTATTCATCGTTGTGCAAGAACAGGCCTGGGGGCCCTATATACAGTGCCTAGGGGCCCCCTATCCCCACTATATATATGAGAAAAATTCGTTTTACATTTCAATAATGACAGGTCATAATAAATAATAAGAAAGGAGGACCAATATACTCTTAGGCTCTTAAAATAGAAACGCTCCACTCTGGGGCCCAATGGAGAACTACCCAAAATGACTCGCCTCTATACAGTGTCCAATCTGGACGCCAGCCTGAACATGCCTATTGTCATTGACACTGAGACAGGCCTTCAAAAAGGTGCCATTCTGTCAGTCTTCACAAATGGCAACTTTGAGGTTCTGCTTTCTGACAGTGACACCATCGCCCTGTTCAACATTTTTGATCCTATGGTCAAAGTGTTCATCTGACACCGCCCAAGTGTGACAAATACAACACACACACATACCTTTGAGGATGGCCTCAAAGGTCAACCAATGGAGCTATACCATGTCCACTGCTTTCAAGAACTGCACCCAAGTGGTGAAGAGCCTTCTCATTGAAGGCACTCTGTCCTATAAGGCTATTGCCAATCAGGCCAGAGTCCACTTCCCATTGGCCAAAACGACAGACAAGTCTGTCGCCTCAATCGCCAGAGATATGAGAAAGGCTGGCCTTCTTGGCAAGAGAGTTCTGGCCACTCAGCCTCTTGAAGAAGAACAGCTCAGCATGTTCCCTATCTTTGAAGCCCCTGAGTTTCAGCTGGCCCTGATCTGAAGAGAGTTTGTCTAGGCACTTGTAGAGTGCCTAGACATCCTACAAGTGTCCAGTCATGACCTGATGGAGAAAACCCATGTCCTACTTTTGCTACGCTCCCTACAATGGCCTTAAGACCCAGCGAGGTTCAAGGCCCATCACAAACGAGAAATGCCTGCAGTTCTACAAAGAACACACCTTCAATACCCTGCTCCTGCGTAGGATCAAAAACCTCTACACCCATGACTACTCCAAGTCTCACTCCATTGAGGTAGAGATCGCCACAGGGGAACACAAATGTGAATACTGGTACAAACGCATGGATTTCCCAGGCACCCTTGTGGCTAAAGAAGTCGCCCAAATCAAACGGGCCATCGACGCCCTCGACCTGACACCCTTCAAGGAGTAACGCTGATGAACACCTGCTACATTCTGACCATCACAGATACTGCCAATTTTGACCGGGTTGAGCATCATTCGGTTTGGGATACCTACGCCCACGCGCACGTGCGCGCGATCCTTATTACCTCTCGTCTGGTCCTCCGGGACTCTGGTTACGGGTTGGGTAACACCTTTGATATTGACATCTGTCAGATGCCCATCAACACGGCGTCCAATATGGGGGAGCAACGCTGATGCCCAGACTGGCCCCCATAAATATTGCCAGCCAGTTCCCTGATTACCCCATCAGTGCCTTGCCTGCATTGTGGGACTGGGAAGACGTGAGCTGGCACAATGACGTTTGCCCTTCTTTCCGCAAGGGTAATCTGCTAGTCTGGATTGACTGGCCTGATCCGAGGGAACGTGAGGATTTTGACGGGCGGAGGTTCATTCTGTGCAGGCTTGATGCTGATGGGTGCCTGCCTATGAACGACGCTACCATACTGGAGACGGACAACTGGAAGGAAGTGCTGGTTTTCTCATCCGGGTGCCAGCGTTAGTGCCAGCGTTAGTGCCAGCGTTGCCAGTCCAATAGCGTAATAGTTGGACTGGGACCCTCAATACTGGCGGCGCATTTTGGGCCCATAACACTATCTATGTATCCAACGATCACAACAGAGGATCTTCTCAATGGGTGCCTCGACCAGAGACATCCATTCGGGCAATCCTGCCCCTAACGGAGACTACCATGTCCAAAATCATCTATGCCCTGATCGTCATTGCCTCGCAAGGTGGTCAGCCTGAATACGAGAAGGTCTATTCGACCGAAGCGGGTTGTGAGCGTGGTGCCACGACCCAGACCACTGAAAAGAGTGCGACCGCAGCTTGGTGTGTCGCCCTGACGATCGACCTCACCCAGCCGGAGAACTGAGACCATGACACACAAAGACCCTATCCGTGGCATCCTGCTGGATGAGCTCGAAACTGTCACCCAAGCGATCGTCCAAGGCGAAAACCTGGACCACTGGCTTGAGCGCCTGCGCGACGTGAACCACGCCTTGCAGTCCCTCGAGAACACCCTCTACATGACCGATCAGGAACGGGCAACACTTCGCCTGCTCCTCGAGTTACACGAAGGTGCCTACGACAGCGAGGAAAAAGATGCACCCTTTGATCTGCAGGCGCATGGAACCCTGCTGGCGAAGGTTCGGACGGCCCGGGCTTAATTGACCGGTTCGGAGGGTGTCTTGAGTCTTCATGGCTTTAGCCCTAAACAAATCTTCAAACACCCTCCAAAAAACACTTTACAAGCGCTGTTTAACAGTCTATTCTATGATTGTGAGACAGTGTAACTGCTCACTAAACACTAAACACTAAACATCAACCCTAAGGACCATACCCATGACAACTGACAAAACCTGCATGGTCGTTCTTGACCAAAACTCCAATATCAGGTTCTTCTGCCCTGAAGCCATGGCACGTGCCATTGCCACACAGCCCAACACCGAAATCACCCAAGACGACAACTTCGGCCTGGTGGTTGTGGCCAACCACAAAGCTGGCGTGCTGGTCGACCTCCACATCTGACGCGAAACAAGCCCCCGGGGCTTGTCTGCAGGTATCGCGCAAGTCCTGCACTGATGAGCAAGCGCCCAACCTAGGAGAACTTCCATGTCCACTCTGAATGAGATGACCATCAAGGAACTGATCACCAAATACAACGAGTTGGTGCCTGACGCTGCTGCCCACATCATGAAGTGGCATGGCCGCAAGGATCTGCTGATCGAGAAGGTCGCCGGCATGATCCAGGCGACCAGGGGCACGCTGACCATCAAGTCGGTCTCTGATGCCCTGCTGACGACCATCGACTACATTGACGAGGCTGGCAAGCCGATCGGGTTCACCTACGACTATGTGCTGGCGAAGGTGCTTGAGACCTTCCCCGACGCCAACACCACGGTCAAGTGCTTGCGCTGGTATAACACCAAGCTGAACAGCGACCCGAACGTGAAGATGCCGGTGCGCCCGCGGAAACGCACGGTTGAGGTCGAGGTTGACCAACTGGATCAAGCGCATATCATCGATGCCAAGCCGACGGCTGTGGACGACGATCACCCGACGTCTGACATGAAGGATGTGCCCGAAGCGGTTGCTGATCCGCTTCTGTGAGTCTGCTTGGCTGAAAAACCCAGCATAGCCCCAGGGTAATTCCTGGGGCGCCCCAGGGCACCACAAAGGAGAACGGCTATGCCCTATTACAACACTTTCTATCAGGGTCTTGATGACCTCTGCAAGGCACTATCCAACACTCCAAACCCTGACCCGAAGGGCACCCTTGGCCGATGCCTTAGACTCTACTTTCGCTCGCAGGAAGCTGCGAAGAAATTCGGGTTCATTGGCGTAGGTTGCATTACCTTCGCTGAGGCGCGTCTGGTCGAGTTTCAACGCCGAGCACTTGGCTTGAAGCATCGGATCGGTGACCGAGTGACAGTCCGACAATTTTGGGGCATCTATGAAGCCGAGATTGTGGGCTATGGTTCTGAGCACAACGGAGCAAAAGCCATTCCGGTCTATGACCTGAAAACCCCAACGGGCGACCTGCGCTGGGCCTACAAGGATCAGATCGATGCATGACTCCTATACCAAGTATGCGTGTGGGATCATCACCAACACAGGGCCTTCTTGGTCCTGTGTACCCACGCCCTGGTCCCGGTTCACAGACCTGTGCGTCCTCGTAGCCAGCTACTTACTGCTGGCCCTCAAGCTTTATCTCATCTG